ACTGGTATGAAAATTACCATACGGCAGGAATGACCTGTAAGGATGTAGGGATAACCTTCGGAGACCTTGCGTTAAAAACGCCATACTCAGGCCGTAACTATCGTGATCCCATCGCTTGGTGGGATTGCTATGACGATGCGATGTATCCTTCCTCTTGCACCGTTAATGACGAAAATCCGATATTAATTGACTTTGGAACTGCCAAAGCCTGCAATACTCTGAAAATAGATATTTTGACCGTGCCTTCTGCAAGGCTGGATACTCTTAAAATCCAGTATTCAGCAAACGGTGCGAACTGGACAGATGTATCGAACCTTACAAGAACAGTTCAGGTCTGGCAGTTCACAGAGGTTTCAGCGAGGTATTGGAGAGCCTTTTTAAGCGGTGAAGGCAATGCCACCGTAGTGGTAACATCAAGCGGCATGACAGGCTCTCCCATGACTCTATCTGTTCCCGTGGAATCATCTGACACGGCGGATATTGTAGCGAGCAAAATCAAAGTAGCCATTGAAGACAATGAGAATATTACCACCTTGTATGATGTATCGGTTTCGGATGCAGATGTTATCTTAACCGCAAAAGCACCGGCGACGAATATTTCGAACTTGAACATCGCCTTGTCAAACGGCACTTGTGCGGGACTGACTGCAGTATCCACCTCGGCCAACACGACCGCCGGAGTCGCTGCCGTAAGGCAGCAGGAGCATGTTTATGTGACAGGAACTATTGGAACGGCGGGAAATGCGGCGGTTGTGGTAACGGCTGAGGGCATGGCAAACTCGCCTATCACTCTTTCCGTGCCTGTTGCAAGCGGTGATTCGGCGGCAACTGTTGCCACCAAGGTAAATGCTGCCCTTGAAGAAAATTCCGATATTACCGACTTCTTTACCATCAGCCCTGCCAACGGCAGATATGTTCGCTTGACCGCTAAAGTGGCCGCGGATAATGACCCCACCCTCAACATCAGCATTGCAAACGACACCTGCACCGGATTAACAGCTATCCCCACATCGACATTAGATGCTTCTGGAAATCCCGGAACAAAGCAGGTGGAAACATTAACTGTGGCAGGTAGGGTCAGCTATAACTGGTCATACAGCTTGTATTATCAGAGTCTCCCCACAAGGGACGGGCAAAGTTTCGGCACGACCTTCTTTTTGGGCAAAACCGTCCCGGGACTTAAGTTTACCGAGCCTCCTGCGGCGGGTACAGCGATAACGGCAAGCTATGCCCTTGAGTATCCCTTTAAAACCGAGAACAATCTGCTGAGATTTACCTATTCGATTCAGCTTCAAAGAGGGTAATGCCATGCAACTAACATTTGAATATACTCTTGATGCCGGAGCAGGCTTATTTCCACAGGTGATTCACACCTCGGACAACCTGCTCCGTTTTATATACCTCACTTCCGACGGAACAGTCGAAGGTGCGACCGCTGACCCTGTCCTCGGCTTGTACGGAGATTTGACCTATGAGGAGATTGGCAGGATTTCACCCGACGAAGCGGTATCCTATCCGAGCATTAAAAGAGTTGCTCATTACGGCGCATATGGGTTCTGGAGTGCTGAGGGCGACCATCGCTTTGTGATGTATATGCTGCCCGCCGATATCAGCAATTCCTTTGTTGACGGCTCAATAAAGTACGGTGTGGGCAGCGAGGTTTCCCAGATGTCATGTACACTATTGAACATCAAAGGCGCAATGCTCAATCGCTATCGTGCTTTGGTCACACCCGGCACAAAGATGGAACTATACTTTTCCCTTGGTAACAGCGGTGAAATCCCCCTCGGTATCTTCTATATAGACAGGGCTTCGGTCTCCTATCCGGAGGAAAAGGTGTCGGTGTCTGCCCGTAATGCCATCGGCAAGCTGCTGAAGGAGCAGACCTTTGATGAGGACAACACCTTTGAAGAAACAACGCTCCAATTAAACTTTAGTGAAATTCTCCGTCTTGCAGAGGTGGAGGATTTTTTTGTGGGCGAAAACGCAAAGACATGGAAACTTCGCTTTGAGCCGGATGTCACCATTTTGGACGGCATCAAGCAGGTTATATCTCTCCTTGACGGCTGGAAAGTGGATGAAACAGCGGCTGGTGTCATCGGCGTGGCTAAGGTTTTTGATGTCCGATTTGAACAGCCTGCCGTATACACCTTCGAGCGGGATAAAAGCTGCTGGAGTTACAGCGTAGAGTATGACGATTCAGAAGCGGTCAGCAGGGTCTGCGTCACCTGTGCCGAGCCTAAAAACACAGTATATGCCGATGTGCCGCGAAACAAATGGTGGATACAACCTTCACACCGAACGGCTTATGTTACGGCCGCCGATGGTGCGACCCTTGCCGAGATAACCGCAATGGCGGAGGAACTGGCAGAGACTGTTGCCATCTCCGGCAGACAAGAGAGTTTTGTTGGCATCTTTACCCCACAGCTTACCATCGGGGATGAAGTCCGTCTCATCACTGGCACCAAAGCCGAAACCATCGGAACGGTGGTTGATGTGACTCACAGTTTCGGCAGAGGCGGTTTTTATACAGCATTTACCGTGGACAGCGGCGGGCGCAAAGGCAAGTCACGCCTATCAGATTTAATTGGTAAAGTATCCGAAAAGCCTAATCTGACCGGTGTGACAATTTATTAAAGGAGGAACTTTGAAATGAAAGAGATTTGGAACTGGATTCAGGTAGTATTTGCCACCGTGGGCGGTTGGCTTGGTTATGTACTGGGAGGATTGGATGGCTTTTTATATGCGCTTCTGGCCTTTGTTGTAATTGACTACATCACAGGGCTGATGTGCGCAGTACTAGATAAAAAGCTGTCCAGTGAGGTGGGCTTTCGAGGGATATTTAAAAAGGTGCTAATTTTTTCCCTCGTTGCTGTTGGGCATATTGTCGACCAAAATGTGATTGGAGATGGCTCTGTCATTCGGACAGCGGTCATCTTTTTCTATCTCTCTAATGAGGGCATCTCCATTCTTGAAAATACCGTCCACATCGGTCTGCCTGTACCGCAGAAACTCAAGGATGTTTTAGAACAGCTTCATAACAGGGGTGACAAGGAGGATGACCGATGAACCTGCGTAAATTAATATTCACCAACAACGCCTGTTACAAGGCAGGCAGAACTATTGCCGTCAAGGGAATCATGGTACATTCCACAGGTGCGAACAATCCAAATCTAAAACGCTACGTCGGGCCCGATGATGGACTGCTCGGAAAGAATCAATACAACAATCATTGGAATCAAGATAAGCCTGGTGGTCGTCAGGTGTGCGTCCATGCTTTCATTGGAAAGTTGGCAAATGGGAGCGTCGCAACATATCAAACATTGCCATGGAATCACCGTGGATGGCATGGCGGTTCTGGTTCGAAAGGCTCGGTCAATGATACCCACATTGGTTTTGAAATATGTGAGGATGGATTGACTGATGCCGCTTATTTCAATGCTGTATATAAAGAAGCCACAGAACTGTGTGCCTATCTCTGCAAAGAGTACAAGCTCGACCCAATGGCAGACGGCGTTATCGTCGGACATTACGAGGGACATAAGCGCGGCATCTCCAGTAACCATGCCGACCCCAGACACTGGTTTCCGAAGTTCGGTAAGTCGATGGATTCTTTCCGTGCCGAGGTTAAAAGGTTGCTATCAGCAGCAGAAACACCTGCGCCATCCGAGCCTAAGAAGCTGTACCGTGTTCAGGTCGGAGCATACTCTGTCAAAACTAATGCTGACGCCATGCTCAAAAAAGTTAAGGCGGCGGGATTCTCTGATGCTTTTATTAAGTACGGCGAATAGGTATAACAAAGGTACATCATTTTGGCATAAAAACCAATAAACCACGGGTCAAGTTGTTGACCTACAGTTATAGTTTCAGACCCGCGACTGTGATTTTTCACTTTTGCGGGTCTATTCTTTTGCTCTTTTTTCGTTCAAGGTGCCGCTTCTCCTCCAGTGGGTAGTGAGGAAGAGCTTTCCTCGGACTGGAGGATGACAAATGACGAACGAACAAAAGGAGCAAATTACGGTGCTGCGCCGTCAGGGATATGGGTATTCGAAAATCGCTCAAACCCTTTCTGTTTCAGAGAATACGGTTAAATCGTACTGCAGAAGAAATGGGCTGAATTCTGATACACTCAATAATTCAGCCGCCTGCAAGCAATGCGGAAAATCAATAATCATCAAAGAAAAATGCAAGCCGCGTCAGTTCTGCTCTGACAGGTGCCGTTTTCTGTGGTGGAACTGCCATCAGAGCCGGAGCCGCACAAAAACGACATATCAATTTGTCTGCGAAAAATGCGGAGCCTCTTTTGAAAGCCACGGCAATAAAAATAGAAAATATTGTTCTCACGACTGTTACATTGCGGCACGGTTCAGTAAAGGACGTGATGGCAATGAATAAGGAGTATTTTGACCGTATTTGTTGCTATAAGTCCGCAATGGCACAGGCCCGGTTGATGCTTTTAAAGGGGATTTTAACCGAGAGTGAGTACCTTGAAATTGATACAATGATGGCCGAGAAATACGGATTATCTTCGTGTAGTTTATTTCGGGAGAATGACTTGCTATATAAGGTAAGCGACGGTAATATGTCACACTACGAGGAGGTGAAAAAATGCCTAAAATAGTAACAAAAATAGCTCCTAAGCCCAAGTTGGCGCAACAAATAAAGGTTGCTGCCTATGCCCGTGTATCGACGGGAAAGGATGCGATGCTCCACTCTCTGTCCTCTCAGATCAGCTACTACAGTAATTTGATACAAGGTCACGAGGGATGGCAGTATGTGGGCGTTTATGCCGATGAAGCACTGACCGGAACGAAAGACACCAGAGAGAATTTCCAAAGACTGCTCGCTGACTGCCGTGCCGGAAAAGTAAATATGATACTGACCAAGTCCATCTCCCGCTTCGCTCGGAACACGGTAACTTTACTCGAAACCGTCCGTGAGTTGAAAGCAATAGAGGTGGACATCTTTTTTGAAGAGCAGAATATTCACAGCATGAGCAGCGATGGCGAACTGATGTTGACCATTCTTGCATCATATGCACAGGAAGAAAGCCTGTCGGCAAGCGAGAATCAGAAATGGCGTATCAGAAAAGGCTTTGAAAGCGGAGAGCTTGTAAACTGGCGATTCCTGTTCGGATACCGCATTTCTAAAGAAGAAATAGAAATCGACATGGAAACCGCACCGATTGTGCTTGAAATATTCGAGCGTGTTATTGCCGGAGATACCTTCGGCGTTATCAGTAGAGATCTGAACAGTCGTGGAATTCCCGGTGTTCTCGGTGGAAAATGGTGTGTTCAGCGTATCCGTGATATCGTCCGCAACGAAAAATACACGGGAAATGCAATGCTCCAAAAGCACTTCCGCAACAATCATCTGGAAAAGAAAAAATGCCGCAACACGGGTGAGTTGCCGATGTTCTATGCCGAAGATACACATCCCGCCATCATTGATGAGGATACCTTCAATGCGGCGCAAGTTATATTACAAGAAATACAAAACAAGCAGAAAAACCGTCCTGCACCCAAACATAGCGAGTTTACTGGAAAACTGTACTGTCCGCACTGCAATAAAAACTATAAGCGCACCAAAAGCAGTGGCACAGTCGGATGGAACTGCTCTACCTATCTATCACAGGGCAAAGCCTACTGCCACGGGAAAAAGATACCCGAAACCACACTTAAGGCGGTCTGTGCCAGTGTCCTCGGCATCCAGGATTATTGCTCTGACACCTTTACCGACCGAATTGAACGCATCGAAGTGCCGGAAGATAACCATCTGCGATTCATTTTCAAAGATGGCGAAATTGATGAGCGCACATGGGCAGACCGCTCACGGCGGGATAGCTGGACAGAGGAAATGAAGCAAGCCGCCCGAGAAAGGAGGAAAAATCAATGTCAAGAGCAGTAACAGTCATACCTGCTACAAAAAATAAGTTTACGGCACTGCCTACCGCTTCCATTGCCAAACGCCGCACGGCGGGCTACGCTCGTGTGTCCACGGACAGCGACGAGCAGTTTACAAGCTATGAAGCGCAAATCGATTATTATACGAAATTCATCAAAGCTCGTGATGACTGGGAGTTCGTCACCGTTTACACCGACGAAGGCATCTCGGCCACGAATACCAAATACCGTGATGGGTTCAATCAGATGGTGCAGGATGCCCTGGACGGTAAAATCGACCTTATTGTTACAAAGTCCGTCAGCCGTTTTGCGAGAAACACGGTGGACAGTCTTACCACCGTTCGAAAACTTAAGGAACACGGCACGGAAGTTTACTTTGAAAAGGAAAATATTTTCACCTTTGACAGCAAGGGTGAATTACTCATAACGATAATGTCAAGCCTGGCACAAGAGGAGAGCCGCTCCATTTCAGAAAACGTAACTTGGGGACAAAGGAAGCGGTTTGCTGATGGGAAAGTCAGTATGCCATATAAACAGTTTCTTGGCTACGACAAGGGTGAGGACGGCACTCCGGTTATAAATGAAGAAGAAGCCGACATCGTAAAACTCATCTACCAACTGTTCCTTGAGGGAAAAACTCCGGCTGGGATTTGCAGATATTTGGATAAGCAAGGCATACTTACACCCTCCGGCAAGCAAAAATGGAGTCAGACTACTAATCCGGTTTCGTGAGGGGGTTGAGCGGAACTATTTTTAAATTTTCATAAGTTTTTTTAGTTTTGCCGAAATCTTGTGCCGGCGGTCATTGATAGTTTTCTGCGGAATGCCCGTCATTTCAGTATATTGTAGCCGTTTGATAGAACCTCTCCTTGGGAACAGGATTTAATAGGCTTATTATCACTGCTATCTTTTCCGGCTTTTACTTGTATATTAGTTGGGGCATCAGCATCATGCGCCACCGCAATGTAATTGCCGTTACCAATCCTGCCAAAGGTTTAATTGACATTTTACATATTTACTGCCGGGTGTGATTTTTGATGGTGAAACGCAAAAAACCGAGGTATTATTGCTAAAACCTCGGTTTGATATTGAATGTTTGCATGTGTTTTTTAATGCGAATGTCCTTCGGCCTTTTCTGCAATTTCTTTTGTCTCGTGAATGGTTCCGAAGGGATGCTCCGGGGGAGCATAGATGGAGTATAATTTCAAAGGCCTGTTTCCTATGTTGATGAGATTGTGCCATGTACCCGCAGGAATCACGATGGCGTAATTGCCGTCCACCTTCTTCTGAATATTCAAGCTATCTTTACAGCTTCCCATTTTAACAAGACCACACCCGCTCTGGACCCGTAAAAACTGATCAAGATTAGGGTGCATCTCAAGCCCAATATCACCGCCAACTCGGATGCTCATTAAGGTCACCTGAAGATGCCCACCTGTCCACAATGCCGTTCGATAATTGGGATTGCATTCGGCAAAACGGTCTATGTTTACGACTAAAGGCTCTGGGCCGTAATCATGTAACTGTCCTCCGGATTGATATCTGTTCACTGTGCCTGCCCCTTTCATATAGTATTCTCCTTATACTATATGAATTTTCACGGCCACCGTGTCAATGGCTCTTAGTGATTCAATCGAATCGTCCGATTGGAAATATCAATGAACCCTTGGTCTTTTAGGTTTTTTAACTCCCGAAATAAAGATGGACGCTGCACGCCAAGATAATCGGCAAGTTGTTTTTTGCTGATTGGCAGCACAATTGTATCCGAGCCTTGCAGTATAGATTGTTGTCTGAAATATTCTAAAAGGTTTTCCC